ATCCAATATTGCCCGCCATTTTCGCTTCAATAGCTCAGTTGGTAGAGCACTTGCCTTGTAAGCATGGGGTCGTGGGTTCGAAGCCTACTTGGAGCACCAGAAGATACGAAACCGTGACTGGGAGTAGTTGGATTGGTAAGGCTACCCGTTTTAGAAGGGATAGTGGTTCAGAGAGGATCGGCTCTCTCCAATCGACAGGCAGTGTGTGCTTTCGCCGCTGAACCTTCCGAACGTAGGGTTTGTCACCCAAAGGGATATCCGTCACTGTCCCACATATTCTAACGAGGAGGGAACATGGATAAACAAGATTTAGAAAAGTATCTGCATGTTGATGTGTATGATAATGACTTTTCAGATTTCGATCAAGTGATGAGTGATTATCATGTTGATCTAACAGAAGATGATATTATCATCCTGTACGCAGATTATACGTATGAGTGCTACACTGGATCATCCGATGTTTACTTCTACGATAAGCGTGACAATAAGTTTTATGAAGTTCATGGTGGACATTGTTCATGTTATGGCTTGGAAGACCAGTGGGAACCAGAGTTAATCGGTGAACTAAACTTCTTCATAGAGTATGCGATGAAGCAAGGTTTGGAAAAACTTCTGAAATAATTTGTCAAAAGCCCTTGACAACGAGGGCTAAAATGTAGTAGAGTAGTATTATAGAGTTGTTAATCAGCGCGTGTGTAACTCAGTTTGGTAGAGTGTCTGGCTTCCACCCAGTTCGTCGCAGGTTCGAATCCTGTCACCCGCGCCAACAACCCTACGAGATTTTTTAAATGGAACTGCTGGAAACCTTTTCTCTTTTCGCTCATGGTTTTCTCCTTCAACTTTCAGCAGTTCTCTTTAAGAAATTTTATATCGTGGTATACAAAACGGCCTAAGTAACCAGACTTTCAATCTGGCGGGAGCAATCCCTTGCGAGTTCGAATCTCGTCCACGATACCAATTTAATTACAGGTTAGCCAAATGGGAAGGCACGGTGCTTTGACCACCGTATGACTTGGTTCGATCCCAAGACCTGTAGCCAGATTTATCAGTGAGTAGCTCAAGTGGTAGAGTGTTACGTTTGGGGCGTAGCTGTTGGAGGTTCGAGTCCTCTCTCACTGACCAGATTATGCAGAGTTAACTGAGATGGATTAGTGGTGGTCTGAAAAGCCACACAGGTTGGATCGTTACCAACACTCTGCACCAGAATATTGCGGGAGTAGCTCAGATGGAAGAGCAGAGGTCTACGAAGCCTCGTGTCGGTGGTTCGATCCCATCCTTTCGCGCCAAATTGGGGATGTAGTAATATTCGGTTAAAACACGAGGTTTGCACCTTCGAGTATGGAGTTCGATTCTCCACTTCTCCACCAAATTAAAATGCATCAGTGGCGAAATTGGTAGACGCCCTGGATTTAGGTTCCAGTGCTCGTGAGGGCGTGTCAGTTCGAGTCTGACCTGATGTACCATACTTCCTTAGTTCAATGGTAGAACGTCATCCTTACAAGGTGAGCGTCGGTGGTTCGATTCCTCCAGGAAGTACCATATTTGCTACAAGATGCCATCGGCATCTGTGAAATACGGAAGGTAGCGCCGTACCAAATTTAATTGATACTGTGAAGCTGATGTTTCGAGCGCTTTCATACGGCGTTGTGAGAAGAGTTTGATTCTCTTAGTATCAACCATAAGTGCGGGATAGAGGAGTCTGGTCGTCCTCGTCAGTTTCATATGCTGGAGATCGCAGGTTCAAATCCTGCTCCCGCCTCCAAACAATATCTGGGTAGATTAAAAATGGGTGTTCCCGTTGCTGGCCTCCAAAACCAGTTTCAAGGGGTTAGATTCCTCACCTGGATGCCAAATAATTGTGGCATAGTATAACGGCTAATACGTTCGGCTGATAACCGATTGATGATGGTTCGATTCCATCTGCTACAACCAATATTGAAGACGTAAGTCTGAATACCAAATTCCGCTCCAGCGGTATCTTCGAAGACCTTGCCTGGTTCCTTCTAAGAGTGAAGGGTTGCGACTTCTAAACGCAAATCTGACAACCCGCTCCGGCGGGTTTTCTTTTGTCCAAAACAAATTACTTTACAAACTAATAATTTCATGTTAAAATGAATTATTAGGAGGTGCAATTATGCCAAAACTAAAACGTGGTCGTGGTAGACCAACAGCCGAGATGCAGCAAATCTACGCGATGGACGCTGCCCAGGCACAAGTAAAGGAACTGTTCGCAGATAAATATCTGGCTGCTATGAAATATATCGTCGAACTTGTTATGGACGATCAAGCACCCAAGAATCTGCGCTTCCAAGCAGCGAAGACTGTCAAAGAACAAGTCGAAGGATGGCTGGAAGAACATTACGAAGCAATGGAAGAAGCCGACGAGGAAACGCCTGAGTCTGGTGGTACTGAACGTCTTAAAATCTCAATCTAATCAAGTGTCTGCTTGATTAACATCTCTCCTCTCTTGGGAGCCTTGCTCCCATCCTCCTCGTTATTTAACGCCCCTCTCCGAAAGGTTAGGGGATTTTTTCGTTTAAAATGCTTGCAATTACTGTGCGTTTTGTGATAAGATCAAAGAAAAGGAGGAAAGTATGAGAAACTATGTAGCAAAGAATGACTTTAACCGTTCTTCTGTCCACCGTGACAAGAAGAATGATTATTCCCGTAACTGGGATCTCGATGAGGAATTAGATTATGATGACGGAAAAGACATGGGAAGAGATTCTTCAAGAAGCTCAGCCAATGGTAGTGAAACAAATCAAGAATAATTCACCGAGTCTCCCGAAGATAAGGTTTGCAGATTATGACGACATTCCTGAGCCTACTGGCGAAGATATTTCAGAATAAGTGGGTGAGAAGTGCTATTCTCATCATTGCATCTGTGATTGTTCTATATCTATGTGCAGCAAGTATCCGAGACAGCATATACCAAGAAGGGTATGGTGCTGGTATTGCATATCAGGTGCAAGTTGATAAGAATAATCAGGCAAAAGCTAAACAACAGTTTGATGTTCTCCAGGCACAAGCCGATAAGGACAGAACTGATCTTAATAAACAAATCACCTCTCTTTCAGCAACGAACAAAGATCTTCGTGAGCAACTTGATAAGAAAGAAAGGAAGACTAACCAAGAGAAGACTGACTATGCGAAAACTTCTGCTGGCTCTATGTCTTGCTTTGCCCCTCGCGATGACGGGCTGCGCATCATCAACGAAAGCTTCCCAACCGATTCTAATTGATCAATGCAAAGCGGTAGCAACGGAGCAGATTAAGGCTCCAGACGCTACAGACATGGATAACCCATCTCACCCTATTCCTTACACTACAAAACAGATAGAGCGCGGCGTGAGCCGTTCTGAGGTGGTTGATAACCAAGCCTCAAACAATGTGTTGTGGAGTAAAGATAGAGCTAAACTAACATCCTTGCAGAATTATATCAGAACATTGCAAGAGAAAGGTATCATTTCCAAGTAGGAGGATAAGTGGCAAGGACACCAAAAGCTAAGGCCAATATGTCGTTGGCAGATGCTGACATTGAAGTAAAAGCACAACCAGGTAAACAAACACTGGCGATGGATTTAATGCCGGAGCTAATGATTTACGGTGGGGCTGCGGGATGTGTCAGTGCAGAAACAGAATATCTGACAGTGGATGGCTGGAAGCCAATCAGCGGATATTCAGGAGAGGATATTTATCAATACAATCCTCGTAATAAACGTCTTGAACTAACTTCACCGTATTTCGTAGAACATGAAACAAGTGACAACTTATATCGTATTACGAATGGTGTCGGTGTATTCCAAGAATTGAGTATGGAACACCGATTTGTATTCTACAAGAAGAAGAAATCCAAGAAGCATTTCGAGATCCTTGTTGGGGATCTAATCGCGTTACAACAAGCAGGGCATCCTCTCAGAGGATATATTGAAAACCCGTTTGGAAAGCGTGTACCGTTTAACATTCAAGGTAAGCCAAGCACTCACCTGAAAATTCACGAGGTAATGACAACCGATGATAAGAAATACTGTTTTGAAACTCCAAGTAGCTATGTTGTCTTTAGACGTGGCGATCACATCTTCGTTACTGGCAATAGCGGTAAGTCTCGCCTACTGCTTTTAAAGGCGCTTAAATACGCATACAAAGATCCTCTCTTCGGGGGAATCTTATTCCGTAAGAACACCACTGCTCACCGTAAACCAGGGGGCTTGTTCTCTGAGGCTAAGAAACTATATTCTCCACTACGCCCACACGTTCGTGAACAGGCAATGGAGATGGAATTCAGAGCAACGAAAGGTGGTACGCTCAAGTTTGACCACTTAGAGAATGATAACGTAACAGCAGAGACTAACCATCAGGGTACACAGTATTCTATGATTGGTTTCGACGAATTAACACACTTCACGCAGTATGAATTCCTATACCTGCTTGGTCGTCTTCGTTCTGAATCTGAAACGTCATTCATGCTTTGCACCTGTAACCCTGATGCGGATAGTTGGGTATTGAATTGGGTGTTGCCATATCTGGATGAAGCGGGATTCCCTCGTGAAGATATGTGCGGTAAGCAGCTTTACTTCATCATCGTTCAAGATGAACCAGTATTTGCTGAGACAGCAGAAGAACT